CCCCATTGCACGATCTTTGTTACGGTATTTACTAACCACGTCCAAATCTTACCCGGGAGTTGCGAGAAGAACGTCGTTATATTCTCGATCCAAATAGGTACGTTTGTCGCGATCCAAGTAACGACGTCGATACCCCATTGGATAATCGTGCCGATCGCGTAACCGAGGGCGTAAGCAATCCGCTCCGGTAATTGAGCAAACCACTCGCCGATCGAGTTTATCCACGTCGGGATCGTGGTAGTGATCCAAGTTATAACGGACGCGCCCCATTCTCCGAGCTTTGTTACTACGGAGGCAAGCCAAGTCCAAATACGGCTCGGGAGTTGACCAAACCACGCCGCGATACCGTCTATCCAACCGCCTACGTTGGTACTTATCCACGCCCATACTTGTGATCCGAGTTGTCCGAGGTAGGTAAAGAGCTCGCAGAGAGCGTTCCATACTACCGGGAGGGCGTTTATGATACCCTGGGCAAGCCCGATTATAAGTTGTCCAGCCGCTAAAATGAGCTGGGGGGCTTGCTGGATCAGAGTTTTTCCGATGTATATTGCGAGCTCGATAAGAGCCGGGATCAGTTTAGGCAACATTTGCCCGATACCCGTAGCGAGCCCCGAAATTATGTTAACCGCCGCCTCGCAGAATTTCTCGAAACCGCCGCCCTCGATAAAGCCCGTTATCCCGTTTACGATCTTGTCAGCAAGCCCGGCGAAGTCGAACGACATTACCCCGGTCGCGAGCTGATCCATAAGATCGAGCCCGACGGACGCGACTGTCGCAAGGAGAGCCGGGAGCTCTGAAACAAGCGCCGCAATTACGGACGCCGCCCCTTGTAAGAGCGGAGGGAGGAGCCCTCGCACAAGCTCCGGGAGTACGGATACGAGCCCATTTATCAGAGTAACCGCTCCCTCGATCAGAGAGGGCAATATCTGATTAAATAGCCCGGGGATCATTCCTCCGAGTTGTGACACGAGCGTCGGAAGTCCAGAGGCGAGCCTCGGGACGATCTCCGAGAGATTGTTTACGACGTTATTTGCCAATGTTGCGACGGATTCGGCGAGCTGGTCTACGTCTCCGGTACCCGTAAGGAAATTATCCCACGCGGCTTTAGCCGCGCTCATTGAGCCCTCTATCGTAGTCGACGCCTCTTTTGCGGTTGTACCCGTAATCCCGAGGCTATCTTGTACGTCGTGGATCGCCGCGTATACGTCCGCGAGGTTATTTATATCGTAGTGCGTAGCCTCTCCGGTCGTCTCTTGGTGTATCTTCTCGGCGTCAGCGAGGAGACGCTCCATTTCGGACTTTGTTCCGCCGTATCCGAGCTTTAAGTTGTCAAGCATTGTATAGTTTTGCTTTGCAAAACCTTGATACGCGTTTTGGACGCTCTCCATAGAGGAGCCCATCTTATTCGCGTTATCCGCCATATCCTGTATGGCTTGATCTGCGGCGTTCGCCGCCTCGACCTCGTCCGAGGTGCTCTGCTTAAGGGAGGCGGCAAAGCTCGTAACCGTCTCCATATACTGATTTGCGGACATTCCGGCGGTCTGATAAGCCTTATTCGCGTTATCTAATACCGTCTGTTGTGCCGTCTCGAGAGTAGAAAACTCGCCCTCTACCTCTCCGACGGACTTTCCTACGCTTGCCGCGTACTCCTCGATTGTAGCTCCTCCGGCGCCGAAAAGGGTTTCGACACCGCCCACGAGTTGCTCGTAGCTTGCTACGTTATCGAGAGCGCTTTTTGCAAGTCCGGCGAAAGCCGTAGCGCCAGCTCCGACCGCCGCCGTAACGCCAGCCATAGCTTTCCCGGCTATTCCGCCAAGTTTACCTACCGCCCCCGAAAAGCCGGAGGCGTCCACTTTAGTATCAAAATTTAAGGTTCCGTCTGCCATTTCTTACTGTTCTCCTCGTCATTGAGTAGAGCGGAAGGATTTCCGCCGTTCATAAGGATTTCAGTAAGGTCACTCTCGGCTTTTGTCAGCTCGTACCTATCCGGTAGCGCATATATACGTTTCATACGCTTATAGTGCTCCTTTTGCTCTTTCGGGAGCTTTGCCGGGATTTTCATAGCCCGGTAGCCTATGATTTTCATAATCTGCGTATCGTCCGGTAGCGAGCGGAAAAGAGCTCGAAACTGCCACCAATGGAGATCGTGGGTCGCAAGGTCTATCCGGTAAGCGGACATAAACCCAGCGTAAATATAATCGGCGTCGTACTCGTAGGAAAATACAGGCTTATCGCCCCCGTCTCCTCCTCCGGTTGTCTTTTGTTTCGGATCAGCTCCGCAACGGTAAAACCAAAATATCAGCTCGACCGCCTCCCGTATCGTCGTCTCGTCAAATACGATACCGGGAAAGTAAAGCTCGAGCATAGTAAGGAGCTTATCCTCGTCGGATAACTCGGGATCGGAGAGCATTTCCTCAAAGATGATCCCCGTACGGAAGGAGGTAACGATCTTAACCTTTTGTCCGGCTATCTCGACCTCCTCCGGGAGACCGTCAAGAATCAGATTCAATGCTTTTTATGCGAGACTATCTGCTGGTTGCCTGTAAAGGCTTTCGAGCGCTGGGTATACTTATTTGTAAGGTCGTTAATCTCTTTCTTTGACCTTGCCGCGCACTCTGTCAGCTCCGCGATTGCCTCCATGTGGGTCTTAAGATTTCTCTTTTCTCCGAAAAGCTGATCGGAGGTACCCTCTCCAAAGATGCGATCGAAATACTCTCTCGCAACCTCGCATTGAGCCCTAAACGCGTCCGATACTTTCTCGTATTTACGGTCGCGCTCCTCGGTTGCCTTATTGTGCATATCACGGGTAGCGGTCTCGTAACGATCCATAAAGTCAGCGTCGAAAAAATCTCCCTCGAGTTCCTTGCCTTGTACGATTATCTTTGCCATATTCTCTTTTTCTCCTTTGGTCGAGACTATAAATAAAAAGGAGAGACAATCCGTCTCGTTGGATTGCCTCCCCTCTGATCGCTTACTGCTTACGTCAGATCGCGTTATCAGTTTTTACGCTTTTAGGCGTCGTATTCTCCGGTAAACTCGCCCTCGGCAAAGGTCTTGCTTACGGTGTCGAACTTGCCCTGTACGGGATCGCCTACGGCGTGGAGTGTACCGGATACGGATACCTTCTCGCCGCCGTCGCCCTCGTAATCGGCTACCTCGTTCGCTACGATAAACTTACGAGCCTTGTACTCGGCGCTTGTAGCGTCGGGAGTACCGACCGGGTTGTAGAGATCAACACGGATATACTCGTGCTGGGCGTCTCCGCCTGTATGATGATCTCTGCCGTCCTTCCAAAGAGCGGTAATTGCCGCCTGTGAAGGGATATGGTCTGCCTCGTAAGAGAACTCGGTCTCGTAGCTGATAATATCAGTCGAGCTCCCGACCTCGTTAATGTAGGTTGTGCTATCCGTCTGCGCGGAGGGGCTCTCGTTTACGCTCTTAAAGCCCGTACCCATAAGCTCGAAGTTTTCTCCGACCTTAAGGTAGTCCGCGATCTTGTTACGGATCAACGCTTTTCTGTCTGCACTTGGCATAGCTTTATACCTCCTTAAAGTATTGTAGTGTTAACTGTATCTGATACCTCGCGTTTGTCATAGAGGCGTCGAACATATAGCCCGGTGCGTCTACTATGATTTTCTCCGCCGTACAACCCTCCGGCATATCGGGGAGATTTTCCGCCGCGCTTTGCTCCTCTATCCAATCGCAGAGCTTTTCATAAAAGGTGCTATTTTGGATATTCTCCAAGCGATCGAGCGAGTAATACTCCCGGCTCCCGAAGTTGAATTTATACTGTCGGATACTTGATCCGTCGAGGTATGTAGTAATTACCGGAGATACTACCCCGGTCTCGATAACGTACTCCACCGCCTCGTTACCGAGGGCGTCTACGCGAAATACGCCGTCTTTTAATAGGGGACACGCCATAAAATAATCGGTTAACCCCTGTATGATTGATTCTGTCATTTTCCGAAAGCCCTCCCAGCGGCTCGTAGTATAGCGTCACGATATGAGGCTTTCATTGTCTCAAACCACATACCTTTTGCTTGGGGGTGTGCCGGAGAGCCTCCGGCGTTATTGTAATATTGCCGCCTCGCGTAAGGTGCGAGGTATATAAGCTCCCCCGATCCGATCGTCGTACCGAGTGTGGCGCTCTTAATCATCATACCCGTGCGCATAGGCGTAAGCGGATTCATATAGCGGAGGCACTCGCTATCGACTACCTCTTGCGCTCTCGTGAACTCCTCGCGTTTCTTCTCTCCGAAACCCTCGTTCCACTTAAGCTCGCATTTTATTGACCCGTTAGCCGTCTGCTTGGTCGTGATTACGCCCCTCGGGGTACTGATCTCCGGGAAAGTCCTTTTTGCTCCCATTACGCCCCTCCGATCCTCCAATGCTTGACCGTATCGCTACCTCGTACGGTATTATCCGCGTACTCCGTTACGGTAATAGGCTTAAGTCCGAGCTCCTCCGCGATAGCCGCGATCTCTTTGCTCGTATAGCTTTCTTTTTCGCCGATAAACTCGGTAAGGAGGAGGAAATCTCCTTCACGGATACTCCAATAACCCTCTGCGCTTTCTGCAGTACGGTATTTTTTCTCCGGGAGATATACACGGCTTTCCTGTATCTCCGCCCCGATATACGGCACCCGTAATTTATATACGCTCCGATCCGTCCAAACTCCGTCGTTGGTATTGACGCCCTTGCTCTCATAGTAAGAGACGCCTTTTATCGTTGTAGGGATAAAAACCTCCGATCGCGTCGCGTTACTGATCCTCGCGTTGAAAATAGTAATGTCTGCATTTACAGTCATATCGTTATACTCCAAAATCCATTAAGCCTGTTTGGGATAGATAGACGTACGCCGCTTGGTAAAGGCTTTTCTCTGAAAGCGCCGCTCTATCCGTCTCGCTCGATCCTCCGTAGGATACGGAGTATCCGTCGTTGGATTCGCTGGCTATCTCTCGCCCCTCGTGGGCGGTTTTTCGTTTTTCGTCCCAGAACAGAATATCGACCATAGAGCAAACCGCCAGCCGGACGGCGTTTCCGCAATCCGACTGGTCGATTCTCCCCATAGTAAAATGATCCAGCTTTGCGCTGGCTCTTTTGGCGAGCCGATTAAAGGTACTCTCGTCCGTTACACGGTCGCCGAGATACTCGCTCTGGTAGAACTCATACTCGGCATAGGACATATCTTACCCTCCTCACGCAACGGTGTGGGCGTAGATACCCTTAACCTTGTTGTTGCGTACCTCTGCGATACCAGCGGTACGATAGCCGAACTTCCAAGCGTCGGCGTCCTGGTTCTGATCGGGAGTGACGATCTTGTTTACGGTGTGTTTCTGGAACTGTACTACCGCTCTCTTGTCGAT